ATAAGCAAGTTAATGATATTGTAAAAAGCACTAGCGGTAGATTAGTTGGAATAAGTATTGATCCTAAAACTTTAGAACCTTCTTTTGTAGGTATGAAAAAAAAATATTCTTTTAGTAATGTTTTAGGAGAAAGTATGACTATGAAAGAATTAGAAATTTTACCTGAAGATGAACAACGTAAATTTTTAAACAAGCAACTTCCTAAAGCAATTGATTTAGAAATAAAAAGAGGCTTTGTTCCAAATGATTTTAAAAACATATTATCTAATAAAGAATCACAAAAATCTATTTTAGAGTACACTAAAAAAACTGCACCAGAATTATTAGGATCAATAAAAAAAGCAATCGCAAACCCAACTTCTAAAGCTTCAATGAAATTAATGAGTGCAATGCCAACTGTGGCCCTCCCTGGATTAGCAGCATATGGAGTATATAAATATGGTGAAGATATTTTAAAAGATAGCGGCTTGGTAGATAGAAAATTTGAACAAACTGCATCAGCAGGTGATGCACCCCTTGTGGAAGAAGGATTTACAACAGCAGAAAAACTTGCAGGTGCGGGAACGGCAGCAGGACTAGTTTATAAATATGGTAAACCAATTTTAAAAGTGTTAGGTGCCCCATCTTTGGCAGCTGGATTATCTATTAAAGAATTAGCAAAAGGTGAAGATGCTAATCTTGGTATAGCTGGAGCCGAGTTGCTTGCACCAGAACTTGCTAGACAAGCCGGCGTAAGGGGTTTACTAGCTAATCCTTTTCAACTAGCTGAAAAAGCTGCAAAGTTTGGAAAAATAGGAAGAGGTGTTGCATCTCTTGCAAGAATACCATCGTTGATGACGCCCGTTGGCCTTACGTTAATGGGAGTTGAAGGTGTAAGAATGGCTAAAAGAGAACAAGATAGAATTAATAAAATGAAACGTGAGGAACCGGAAAAGTATAGAGAGTATATTGATGAATTAGAATCTTATTTGGATGTTTCAGCGTAATGAATAAATATCCTAAAATACACTTATTACCCCCTAAATCGGGTCCTCAACCACAAGGCTTGAATTTAAAATATAACAATGTTAAAACAGTTCGATTGGAGAAAATAAATGGCAGAAATAGACAAAGCGCTACCAAACGTAGATGAGACTATAGAAGTAGTTCAAGATGAAATGGTTCAAGAAATATCTGAACCAGAAAATGCAGAGTTTCCTACAGAGGCGTCTGAAATAGTTGAAAACGAAGACGGATCAGTAGATATTAATTATGGTGAAGATCAAAATTTACCACCACCTGAAGATCACAACGCAAACTTAGCAGACTATTTAGATGATACTGAATCTGGTAAATTAAGCTCTGAACTAATTGAAAACTATAAAGATTATAAAACATCAAGAAAAGATTGGGAACATACATATACAACTGGACTTGATTTATTAGGATTTAAATATGAAAAAAAATCAGAACCGTTTCAAGGTGCCTCGGGCGCGACTCACCCGGTTTTGGCTGAAGCTGTTACACAGTTTCAGGCTCTCGCTTATAAAGAGTTACTCCCGGCTACTGGACCAGTAAGAACACAAATCTTAGGTATCAATACTCCGGAAAAAGTTCAACAAGCGAACCGTGTAAAAGAATTTATGAATTATCAAATCATGAATCAAATGAGGGAATATGAACCTGAGTTTGATTCTATGTTATTTCATCTTCCACTAGCTGGATCAACTTTTAAAAAAGTTTACTATGATGATTTATTAGGACGAGCTGTTTCTAAGTTTGTCCCTGCTGACGATTTAGTGGTTCCATATTCTGCTACCTCATTAGAAGATGCGGAATCTATCGTTCACGTGATTAAAATTACAGAAAATGATTTGAGAAAGCAACAGGTTATGGGTTTCTACAAAGATGTAGAAATACCTCTACCTGGTCAAGGTAAACAAAGCGAAATTGAAAAAAAAGAACATGAATTAGAAGGTGTAAAGAAAACAGGAAGAAACGAAGACTTACACACTCTTTTAGAATTCCATATTGATTTAGATTTAGATGGTTTTGAAGACGTTGGACAAGACGGTGAGCCAACAGGAATTAAATTACCTTATGTTATAACTATTGATGAAGACTCACAAGAAATACTATCTATTAGAAGAAACTACATACAAAATGATCCATTAAAAAAGAAAATAAATTACTTTGTACATTTTAAATTTTTACCAGGACTAGGTTTTTATGGTTTTGGTTTAATTCATATGATTGGTGGACTATCAAGAACAGCAACAGCTGCTTTAAGATCTCTTTTGGATGCAGGAACATTATCAAATTTACCTGCAGGATTTAAACAAAGAGGAATTAGAATTAGAGATGATGCACAGTCAATCCAACCAGGAGAATTTAGAGATGTAGATGCGCCAGGCGGAAGTATAAAAGATGCTTTTATGATGCTTCCATACAAAGAGCCTTCACAAACTCTACTACAGCTTATGGGTGTCGTTGTAAGTGCAGGACAAAGATTTGCTTCAATAGCAGACCTGCAAGTAGGAGATGGGAATCAGCAAGCCGCGGTGGGAACGACAGTCGCCTTGCTTGAAAGAGGAAGCAGAACAATGTCTGCTATCCACAAAAGAATCTACGCAGCTTTAAAAGAAGAATTTAAATTACTTTCAGGAGTTTTTAAAACATACTTACCCCAAGAATATCCTTACGACGTTGTCGGTGGTCAAAGAACCGTTAAACAAATGGACTTTGACGATAGGATAGATATATTGCCAGTTGCTGACCCAAATATTTTCTCACAATCACAGCGAATATCTTTAGCGCAAACTGAGTTACAGCTGGCAATGTCGAATCCTCAAATTCACAACACATATAATGTTTATAGAAACATGTATGAAGCGTTAGGTGTAAAAGATGTAGATTCAATATTAGTACGTCCTCAACCACCGGCTCCAAAAGACCCGGCACTAGAACATATTGATGCAATGGGACAAAAACCTTTTCAAGCTTTCCCTGGTCAAGACCATAGAGCACACATAACAGCTCACATGAACTTTATGTCTACAAACATTGCTAGAAATAATCCAATGATCATGGCAAGTTTAGAAAAAAATATTTTTGAACACATTTCATTAATGTCTCAAGAACAAGTTGAGATGGAAATGGCACAAGAAATACAACAGGTGAATCAAATACAACAACAAGCTCAACAAAATCCACAGATGGCACAAAACCCACAGATGCAACAACAGTTAAAACAGTTCTCTGATAAGTTTGAAGCAAGAAAAGCTGTGCTAATTGCTGAAATGACAGAAGAGTTTATGAAGGAAGAGAAAGAAATTACTTCTCAATTTGATAATGATCCTCTTGCTAAGCTAAAAGCTAGAGAATTAGACCTAAGAGCCGCTGAAAATCAAAGAAGAAAAGAATATGACTCTAAAAGAATTGAATTAGATCGTATGAAAGCGGTTATGAACCAACAAAACCAAGACAATAAGTTAGAACAGAACGAAGAATTAGCTGAAATGAGAGCTGAGACATCTATTGAGAAAACTTTATTGCAAAATGCACTTAAAAAAGATACATAATAATTAAAATAGGAGACTTATGATCAAAACCCAATCTAAAAAAGTAGATTTTAAAAAATTTACAAACAAAGACGGTCTTTTGAAGGGCGGAATACCTGTTGAGATGTCAAAACCAAATGAATCTCAAACTGACAGAGTACAAGGCCAAAGAAGAATGTTAAAAAACAAAAGATCAACTGTAACTTGGTACTAACATGTGGTTATCGGCGATTAAATTAGCCGTTTCTGCTGGAAGTAAGATTTACGCCAATAAGCAGAAGGCAAAAGTTGCAATGTCTGATGCACAACTGCTACATGCAGAGCGTCAAGCTCGAGGTGAGGAAGCTTACCAAGGGAAATTGCTAGAAGCGAGACAATCGGATTATAAGGACGAGGCCGTTCTTGTAATTCTCACGTTGCCCATCTTGGTGCTCGCATATGGAGTCTTTTCAGACGATGCACAGGCAATGGACAAGATAAAAGTGTTCTTCGATCATTTCCAGTCGCTC